AGGACAATTATTAGCCTCAACTGGATCAATATCTTTATTTGATGATGATCAAGCATTTAATGAAAATAACTCTACAAGTATTATTTCAAAATATATAAGAAAAAATATTAAGTTTAATTTTTATGAGTCTATTTTTGATGTAAATGGTGAAGAATATTCAATACCAATTAAAACATTGTATTCTGAAGGAATACCACAAGCAGATGTTACTGCTGGAACAATATCAATTAATTTAAGAGACTTCTACTTCTTTTTAGAATCTATGCCTGCACCAAGACTATTAACAACACAAACATCTTTAAGTTATGCCATATCTTTAATCCTTGACTATATAGGATTTAGTAATTATACATTTAAAAGGGTTGAAAATGAAAGTGATCCAATAATCCCATATTTCTTTATTGCACCAGATCAAAATGTGGCAGAAGTATTAAATCAGTTGGCTATAGCAAGTCAAACATCAATGTTTTTTGATGAATATAATAATTTTATTGTAATGAGTAAAAACTATATGATGCCAACAGAAGAACAAAGGGCAACTGATTTTATTATATCTGGATCGGATAATCAAACAGATTTAGGTGTTGTAGAAAATTCAAGTTCTGGAAAATTGCCAAATATTTTATCAATTTCATCACAAGATAAAAAAATATATAATGATGGAAAAATTAATTATACAACTAGATATATTCAAAGATCTTACGGATCAATAAATCAATCAACTATGATTGATCAAAATAAAACATGGATATATAAGCCATCACTTTTATGGGAAGTATCAGGAACTGATTCTACAAAAACTATTAATGAATTAGCATCAAAGCAGGGTAGTTATGTATTAGGAGCAATGCCACTTAATTCCAATCTATCTTCTGAGCCACCAATAGTTGTAGCAAATTCTGTTACAAATAATGTTATAGATATTGGAGAAAATGTTTATTGGTTAACAAGATATAACGGATACTTATATTCAAATGGAGAAATTATTCAATATGATGCAGCACAGTTTAATATAACTGGTGTAGGAAATGTTTGGATTAGCGATAACCAAGAGTATCAAAAGTATTTTGCATCTTTGCCATTTAACGGTAAAATTTACCCAACTGGCCTTATAAGAATTTATTCAATGCCATATTATGAAACAGTTAATGGAATTGATAGAATTCAAAACGGATCTGTTTTAGAACATGGAAGAGGACAGTTTGGTACTAAGATAGTTTCTCACTTTGCTGGCATTGATGGTTATTGGCAAAATAATGAAAACGTTCGTGGACTTGATATGGAATCACAATTATTGTTTACAACTCAGTTAGATGAAGATGTTGTTATTCCAGCAAATTCTGTAGGTGCTGCAGGAATTAATAATGCTTTAGCAAAAGAATCAACAAGAAATAGCATTATTAAAAACTTTATGTCAACAACTAATTTTACAGAAACAGATATAAATAATTTATCTTCAACTCAGTCTGGAACAATTCAATCATCTGCATTAGTTTTTAATGGTCCGTCTTTTAAAACAACAGAAACACCATTAAAATTTGTTTCATATATTTATAAAAATTTAGATAATGCATATAAACATTTTGGAACAAGAATGAGAATTGTTGGCAAGATTGAAAATAATTCAATTAGAACACAATCTCCAAATGGAAGTACAACTTATTATCAAGTTGCTGGAAGTCAACCAGATAAAAATATAAACTTAGGTGGTGCTTCTGGAGGCTTAGCGGTTTTGTTAAATCCAGAAACAAACAATGGATATTATTTTGAAATTGTTGCACTTACTGAAGAAAATGTTTCTTCTTATTTAAATTTAAATGAAAATAATCAAGCACAAGTATTAATAAATAATATTGTTTTTTATAAAATAAAAAAAGACTCAACAAGTGATAAAGCAATACCTGTAAAACTTTGGGGTGGACTTACAAAAATTTTAGTAGATGATGGAAAATTTACTGGGCAACAAAGACTTTCTGGAGAAGAAAATCCAACGGTATATGATCTATCTGTAGAGTATATAGATATTGGAACAACAAGAAGATTTTATTTATACCTTAATAATCAGTTAATAAAAACTGTAGATGATAAAGATCCACTTCCAACATATAATAATATGGCACTATTTGTAAGAGGATCTTCAAAATGTATGTTTGAAAATATATATGCACTATCTGAAAACTACAGCCAAAATACAGTATTTACTGTTAACGAAACTTTAGGTGAAGTATTTGGCAATAGTTCTATAAATGCTACAGAGTCATTTAGAAAGTATGCAATGAGTGGTGTTGTTCAATCAACATATTTGTCAGGTATCAGTGCTCAACAACCTCCAAAATATAATATGTATTTTGAAGAGTTTGGTTCAATTATGCGTGAATGTGCATATTTTGATATTAAATATGATCGTGCATACCCAGCATTATATGCAAAAATGTCTCCAACATTTAATAATGTTAAAGGATATGTAACATCTGGATTTTATGCAGATTCATATGGAGCAGAATTTTTAATATTTAATTCAACAGATAAGGCTTTAAATTTAGATGAAACAACTGGAAATTATTTAAGAATTCAAGGTATTACTTTTACACAAGATACAACTCACGAGTTGACGGTTGATGATTTCTTTAAAAAACGTGGCAATTTATCTGATCCAGAATTTTCTGGGAATGTATTAACTTATTCTCCATTAGTAGAAAAAACAAAATATAATGAAATTAAATTAAGCAGAATCACTTATGGAAAAAATGAGTTTAGTATTGATAGTCCATATATACAAACAGAAGATGATGCACAATCACTCATGGGTTGGATTATAAATAAAGTTATGATGCCTAAAAAATCTATTGGAATAAATATATTTAGCATTCCAACATTACAACTTGGAGACATCATTACTATTAATTATAAAGATTCAACTGGAATGGATTTGGTAACATCAGAATTTTCTAGATTTGTAATATATAATATAGAATACTCTAGATCAGAATCAGGACCAAACATGACTATTTATGTGAGTGAGATATAAGATGGCAACAACTCCTGCAGTTAAAGTAACGGTTAAACCTGGAGATACTATTAGTGCTATTGCAAAAGCAAATGGACTAACAACTTCACAAGTCCTTGCAATGAATCCAGCATTAACTTCTAATCCAAAATATAATGGAGGAAATACAATATTTGCTGGAACTAAAGTTGTAGTTTCTCCAGCAGTTAAAAGTTCAACTCCGCCACCAACGACACCACCACCAGTGCCAAAAGTTGAAGAACAGCCAATAACAGAAACTAAAACAGAAACTACCTTAACAACATCAACAATTGATTATTCTACTGTTTTGCCTTCTTCAGTTAGTTCAACTCCAGATACACCCTTAAATGCTTCTACTACAATAAATATACCGCCAGCCCCAACAAAAACAGCACCAATTGATACTGTTTTATTTAATGATGACTCAATGTCTATAGAAATAATGACAGATTTAATTTTTGAAGATATAGGTGGACATGAACTTATAAATATTGCAAGAAATGATATTGTTAATGGTCAAAGAATTTCATATAGTCCTATTAAAAATTTAGGATTAATACAACAAAAATATAACCCAAATAATATTTTAAATTTTCAACTAACTTCTGAAAAATATTTTAATAACTTTCCTATTAAACTTGAAGAAAAAATTCCAAAAGAAGGAAATGGAGTTAATGGATCTAATGTTTATTTTGATGAAATTACTGGAGACCTAATAATTGAAACGGTAAGCATGAATGCAGACGAACAGTTAGAGGTTCAAATCGCCATAAATGGTACAATATATGAGGCAAACTTTGGAGAAATTACATCATGATAACTAATACTGGTAAAAGCATTATTGGAAAATATATGCTAGGCCAAGCACCAGCCTATGCCTCTTATATTGCAGTTGGTTGTGGTCCTAAGCCATTAGCAACTGGTGATGTAGCAAATGACTTTGCAACAAAAAATAATCTTGATTTTGAAATGTTTCGTGTTCCAATATCTTCTAGAGGTTTTGTAAATGAAGAAGGAATAAATAAAATTGTTTTAACAGCAGAACTTCCAACAGAAGAAAGATATGAGATTACTGAGGTTGGTATTTATTCAGCAGGATCAAACCCTTCTGCAGGAGCATATGATAGCAAAACAGTATTTTCTTTTTCTCAATCAGAAAATTGGAATCATCATACTAGTATTGCTGCAACTGCAATACCTACAATATCTATACCTCTTGACGATGTAGAAGATGATAATGTTATTTCTGTAAATGGAGTATTTCAAACAAACTCAGATAATTCTATTTTTTATAAAGCAAATCGTGTTGCAAGATATGAAAGAGCAAGGTTTTTAAATAATACAATTCTTATTCAGGGAGACGATTCAGACTTAACAATAAGCGGTGGGGGTTCTGGAGGAGATGGTCACATAGTTATTGAGCCTGGATCAAATCATATACACCTTTCAAGACCAAATGTTAACTTTACAAAAAACTCACCAAATGACGAACTTAGACTTGCATTTTCTTTAATTAGCAAAGATGGAGATTCAGGTTTAGTTCCAGATACAATTAGAATACTTGTTGATTTTGCAGGAACAGATAGTGCAAATCCAGAAAGTTATGCAAGGTTTGAAGTTGATATTGAAAATGGTGAAAATGGCTATGACTTTGAAACAAATAGATATTTTGTAATTTCAAAACAACTACAAGATTTATATACAAGTCAAAATTTTACCTGGGATTCAGTAACTGTTGCAAAAATATATGCATGCGTTATAGATAGCAGTGTTAGTGGTGGCCCACTGCCATCTTCAGATTATTACATTGCCCTAGATGCAATGAGATTAGAAAATGTTGGAACAATTAATCCTTTGTATGGATTAACTGGTTACTCTATTATTAAAAATGATAATGAAACAACAATTATTAAATCTCCAAACACAAATAATTATATTGAATTTAGATTCTCAATTGGGGTCACATAATGCCTGATTCAAATATAAAAAAATTAAGAATACTTAAATCATCAATACCACCAATTGATCATGACACTTCTAAATATAATATTAGATATAGGGTTATATCTGAAGATAAAAACAGAATATCTCATTGGTCGCCTATTTATAATTCTGATGGACAAAATGTAATTGGTACAAATGGTGCATTATCAATAACAGAAACAATTATAACAGCAGTCTGGGGAGATGAAAATAATCATCCAGCCTATGATGTTTTTGTTAGTTTTGATGGAGATCCATTTTTTTATCATGGAACATCTCTTGTACATTCATATTCATTTTTAAATGAAGGGCAGACTTCTGTACGTGTAAAAGTACAACTAGTATCTTCTAAAAAAGAAATAAAGTCAAGTTTTAATATCTACGACTCTGGAACAGAGTCTTTGGTATAATTTAATAGGAGGAATAAATGGCAAAAGTACCACTACCAGAAAGAGGGCAACCTCTTGATGTTACATATATCTATCAGTTAGCAGAGGCTATAAATACCCTGTCTACATCTGTTTCTAGTGCAACTTATAACTATACTGATATAGATATTGTTGGAGCAGAAAAACAAAGTTTAAAAACTTCAGATACAAAGTTTATTGGTAAATTTAAACAAATTGCAAATAATGAAACAATTACTGCAGGCCAAGAAAAATCTTACTCTATTAATTATTCTAATTTTAAGTTTCCTCCAATTGTAACTGCCTCAATTGTAAATACAAGCGGTACAACTGCTGGATCTGATACTAGAGTTATATTAACATCAATTACAACATCTGAAGTATCTTTTGTTGTAAAGTTTGGAACATCTGGAACTGCATCTGTTGGTGTTAATATTCTTGCTATCGGAATACCAAATTAATATGAGTTGTAAAAAATGTAATGGAAAAATGTTTGTAGATAGAATA